TGTTTACCCGACTTGATATTAGTAATGCAGTAGACGAAACCGAAGAAATCGCCAATATCATCAGTAGTGAAAGCTGTACCTTTGTAGTACCAGGGATTTTCATAATCTCCTTCCATTTCATAATCTTAATATTTTTTTCTATTTAGATAAGGTATATAGAAGATAAATATCTAGGATCATTATAACCTAAAAATGTCTGTAGTATATGTAAATAACATAACAGTTAATATAGGAGAAGATTTTGATCAGGAATTTGATCTTCTTGAAAGTGGCGGTGCTACAATAGATTTAACAAATTATAAAGCAAGATGTCAACTAAGAAAGCATGTAGATAGTTCATCTTATCTTAGTTTTAATGTAGGATTTCCTGATAGAAAGAATGGGAAAATCAATATTCATATACCAGGATGGGCTACATCAAAATTAAAATCTGGAAGACATGTATATGATGTTCTTGTTCATAAACCAAATGGAGATACTGAAGTTGTATTAGAAGGAGCAGCTAATGTAAGAGCAGGAATCTCTACCTCTTGTACATTTTCAAAACCAAATAGTGATCAAAGAACTTGTATTGCAATAGCATCTTGGACAGGTCAATCCTTTGATACTATGGAATCCCAATGGACAACATTTAGAAATACATATCCAAATAGACCATTCTATCTCATATATCCACACGCAAATGGATTTGGAACATTAGCAGATAATACTTATTATAATAATACAAGAACTCCTGATAATTTCTTAAACGAAACTACAGTAAATGTTAAACCACTAATATAAAATGAATACATCAATTACAGAATCTTCAACTGTTGTAAATGAAGGTGGTACAGTTACATTTACCATAACCTCACCTGCTACATCACTTAACAAATATCTCTACTGGACAACAGAACAAGAAGGTCTATCTGGAAATATTACAGCATCCGACTTTAGTGATACCTTATTACAAGGAAATGTCTATATCTATCAGACATCCCAAAATTTAACAAGAACTATTACTCGTGATAGAGCGACTGAGGGAACAGAGAGATTTAAACTTGTAATAAGAGAAGGTGGATTTACTGGAGTTGCATTAACAACATCTAATATAATAACAACAAATGATACTTCTACTATTGTAGGGCAAGATTCAAATGGATTAACATATGGTCCAGTAATTGTTAATGCTGATAGTGGTCAAACTGCAAACACATCAGATTATTATACTATTTGTGAATTAAATAGAATCCCAGATGGATCAAAAGTTGCAATATACAGAAATGATTATGCTGCTCAAGCATCCTATGATGAACTAATTACAAAACTAACTGAAAGAAATATAACAGTTATAACTGTTACTGGTAATGATTGGATTGATGCATTTACCAAAGATTTATCATAAATATTTTAAAATAGGAATTAGTAATGGCAGCAGTATTTGTAGCTAGTATCGGAATATATGCTGGAACCGATTTCGCACAAACCTTTGTATTAGAAGATAGTCAGTCAAATAGTATAATGGACTTGACTGGATTTACAGGATGTGCAGAACTAAAAAAATATGAATCATCAAGTAAGGTTGCATCATTTAATGTATCATTGGCAAATGATCCAACGACAGGAAGAATATCAATATCAATGACAGATGCTGTTACTGCAACAATAAAACCAGGAAGATATCTATATGACGTATTAATTAGCAGTGCAGAAGGTAAAACAACTAGAGTTGTAGAAGGATCAGTAATGGTTAAGAAACCAGTAACTAGGTAATAAAAAAGGGGGTCGTTAGACCCCCATAATCTTATTTGTTATTAACAATATCTTGAATCGTTTTAGAATCCATTTCAAGCATTACATAGTTTGCTTCTTCAATAGTATCTACCTGATTTGTTTCTAGTAGATAGTCAAGAACTATATCATAAGCATCATAAGATTCCATATTAGGATCTACTTTTTGAACTGTAGTATTTCTACTTTTAAGTTTACCTGCTGCCCTATCCCTTTTGAACTTAGCATGTCTAGCAGCAGCTTGTGCTCTCATATCCGATGACATACCTGATTTTGCTGCAGGACTCGTTGTATCAGCTTTTGCAACAGCTTTTTCTTTGCTGGTAGGTTGCCCTTTAGATTGTGCTACCTTATCCTTTATTGTACTTACAGTTTTCCTAATACCACCTTTGATAATGCTAAGTCCCAGTGCTTCATCTACTGTTTCACCTGAATGTTGAACAGATTCCATATTAGGATCTACTTTTTGAATTGTAGTATTTTTACTTTTAAGTTTACCTGCTGCTCTATCCCTCTTAAACTTAGCATGTTTAGCAGCAGCTCTTGCTCTTAGATCTGCAGACATACCACCTTTTGCTGCAGGACTCGTTGTATCAGCTTTTGCAACAGCTTTTTCTTTGCTGGTAGGTTGTCCTTTAGATTGTGCTACTTTATCCTTTACTGCAGTTACAGCTTTTCTAATACCACCTTTGATAAAGCCAAGTCCCAGTGCTTCATCTACTGTTTCACCTGAATGTTGAACAGATTCATTATTAGGATCTACTTTTTGGATTGTCTTACTCTTCTTTCTATCCTTTGCTGCATTAGAATTTGGGAAATCTTTTACAAAGTCATCCATACTATAATTACTTCCCGACTTCTTAGCAGCTTGGAAAGCAGCATTCTTACTTCTTAACTTATCAATCTTATCACTACCAAATGTTTCTTTATTTCTAGCAATCATATTTGCTTTAGCAGAACCTTTCTTAACTGCTTTTGCTTTTGGTAACTCTTTACCACTAGCAGTTGAAGGTTTTTTAGGAGATGAAGACGAAGATGTAACAGATTTTACAAGATCCTTACCTGCATCAGTATTAGCAGCTTTTATAGCATCACCAAATGAAAGATTCTTAGAAGGTGCTTTAGTTATAACTTCATCTCTTCTAAGTTTTGGAGGTGTTCTACCTTTATTTCCTTGTCCTCCTGTTGTATTCTTCTCCAACTTATCTAATTCTGCTGTTTCCTTATCGACTTTATTTTTTAAATCCTTATATTGCTTATTACCATCTTTCATAGCATTATTAACTATTGTACCACCTACAATACCAGTTCCAACAGCAATTCTTTTATTGGTAAGTGACATATTTTGTGCCTTGTTTCCAAGATTCTTCGCACCAGAAACAACTTTATCCTTTATCTTACCACTTGTTTTACTAACATTAGTAGCAAGATCCTTTGACTTATTCTTAATAGTTGATAAAACACCAGATGTATTACGATCAATAGGAGGCATACCATTTCTAGATCTTATATTATCCTTAATGGCATTCATCTTACTAGTTTGATTACCACTTACCGTCTTAAGTGCATCTTTTGATTTACCAGTTATTTTATTTACAAGATTCTTTGCACCTGTTGTTAAAGTTTTCCTATCTTTAATACCCTGCTTTGATGCAAATTTAGCAACTTTACCAATAACCTTACCAGCACCTTGTATTAATCTTCCAATACGCTCTTCTAAATACTCTTCTTTAAGTACAATACCTTCAGGAATACTTATATATTTTTCTATTATAGCAACTTCATCTTCAGTATTCAGATAACAAGTAATAGCTTCATCAGAATAACCTTCATTAATTAACTGTATTACAACAGTATTAACAATTTCTTCTGCAAATTCTGATTTAGGATCTTTAATATTTGAATATATCTCACGAATATTCTCTATCTGATAAGACATCGTTTCCAATTAGGCTATAACTATTCATATTATTTATATCTACCTTTTCTTAGGATCACCAGAAATATTAATTCCTCCACCTAACTTATTAGTATTCATACCTCTCCAATAACCACCAGGACCACCTGGTGCTGTTTTTCCACCTGTTAACTTTTTCCTTCTTACTTTATTTTTTTCCATTTGCTTTTGCAATGCTGTTTTGCCAGCCACTTTATCAAATGTTTTATTGGCAACAGAAGATGCGGTAAGACCACCAGCAACAGCACCTAGAGCACCACCAACAACAGTTCCCACGCCTGGTAATATTGCCGTCCCTATCATACTACCAAGTTTTCCACCTGCAGCAGCACCTCCAAGATAACTACCTGCTTTAGTAACACCTTTAGCAACTGATCTTCCTGTACTAGCACCTTTTGCTCTTTCAGATTTATAACCAGTTGCTAGATCATCTACAGTAAATGCTGCAGTCGTAATAGGATTTGCTACTCTTCCTACACCACGTATTGCTTTTTTAGCAAATTGTTTGAAGGTTTGCTTTCCAACAGATTTAGTTGTATCTTTAACTAACTTTTTAGTAGCTGTATTTGTCACCTTATCGAAAGGTGTTTTCGTTACTACTTCAGGAGTTATAGATTTAGATTTTTCAAGTCCTTTGGTGAAAGCAGAAGTTTTTGTTTTTGGAGGGGTTGTTGTTTTTGGAGGGGTTGTTGTTTTTGGTATATCAGATTCAATAGTTTTAGGTCTGAACCAGGACTTTGTGTCTGAAGGTTTAGTAAGTTTTATTTCTCTTGCCTTAGATGCCTTTGCTGCTTTTGCTTTGACTTCAGCATTAGTATCACTTTTCCAATCTACAGGATCAAGTAGTGGTTTTTTGGCAGTAGATGATACTGATGACTTCCCTGTACTCTTAAAGGTTTCAGGTTTAATAACTGTTGACTTAGGAGCAGGTGTAGGTTTTTTATACTTTAATGCTTGATTAACTTTATCAGAATATGTTCCTGGTTTTGTAGAACTATCAACTGCCTTCGTCATTCTAGCACTTAACTTAGCACCAGGTGACTTACCACGTAAGTCGTCAATTATTTTATTTGCCTTTCCAGTTAATGCTGATTTTTGACTTTTAGAATACTTTGGCGTAACTGGTTCTGTATATTGAGCTTTATTATATTTCTTAGTATACTCAGTTGCTTTTTTTGAAACCTCAGATTGCTTTACTGCTTTAGGTTTTGAAACTTCTGGTTTACCTGATGGATTTGCTCCAGTTTTCCACTCACCTTTTTTCTTCCAAGTAGATCCACTACCTTTATTATTCTTTCTACCGTCAGGTGGTCTAGAATCAATTTCTGCCTTTATCTGTGTTTCTGTTTTAGCATTAGGTCTTCTTACAGGCTCCTGCATCTTCTGACCCTTTCTAGTTGCAGGTCTAGAAAATCTATTAGATAATCTATCTCTAAAAAGAGATATCCTATTAAGCAATCCCTTAGCACGTTTTGCTTCTGCAGATGAAGGTGTAGTACTTGCTCCTGCCTTTGAAGCATCTCTTCTTGCCAAATCCCCTGATACATTCTTAGTATCTTGAGCACCTTTTATTACCTTATCAGGATTCTGTTTGGTTTGATTAAACTTCTCAGCACCACTTTTTGATGAATCTCTAAACTTAGTTTCTTTTGATCTAAAATCTAATTCACCTTGTGTTACTTTTGCCTTTGGTTTATTTTTACTATCAACGGGACGACCTGGACCCCTATTTACTTTTTCTCCTGAAGGAGGTGGTCCTGATGGAACCTTTGATGATTTTCCCTTTAAGTCCCCTTTTAAGTTTAGTTCACCCTGAGAATTGGCTAACTCACCCCTCTTTCCTTTATTTTTTAATAGGTCAGATTGCGAAGCTTTTTCACCTGGATTTGGACCAGGTGTCATTCTCTTTTCTAATATAAACTGACTAAAAGATTTCATCCGTTCCCAGACACTATATCTTAGTATTTATTCATCTATTTTTTTATAATTATCTGGATGCCAAATAGGATCTGGAGTGAGAGGTTCTAAACGATCCATCTCCATCCAAATCCTTCTGAACTCTTCATCAGAGTTTGAATCCTGCGAAGGTGTCTTTTTTAACATCTTGCTTGATACCTCCTACAATATAAGATTCTACTTCTGTTTCTTGTGGTGCTACTTGCAATCCTTTAGAACTAATCCAGTGCTCTGTCCAAGGTAATGGATTATTCTTAGCAGCAACATCATATACTGGTTTTAATCCAATAGATCTCATTCTACGATTTGCTACCCATTCAACATACTGATGCAATAACTTATCATTTAAACCGATCATGGAACCATCTTTAAACAGATACTCTGCCCACATCTTCTCTTCATTCACACACTTCTCAAACATCTGATAAGTCCACTGCTCTTCTTCTTTCATAATCTGAGCCATCTCTGGATCATCACCCTTTCTCCAATTGTTTAGAATGTTTTGGGTGATTGCAAGGTGTTGATTCTCATCTCGTGCAATGAGGGATATAATCTTTGCTGATCCCTCCATGACTTTGAGTTCACCGAAAGCGAAAGAGCAAGCAAAAGATACGTAAAAACGAATACCCTCCAAGATGTTGACATTAGTTACTGCACGATAAAGTTTACGTTTTACCTCTTTCATTTCTAAAACAGGTAGGGATGTGTCCAAGGACTTATCCATATCTCTCCACAATGTGCTTTGACCCCACTGCTGTGCTTCATTAATGAAGTCATCATAAGATTCAGTTACACTAGCAGCACGACTTAAGATTCTATCATCATTAAGAATCTTATCAAATACTTCTGATGGATCAGCATATATGTTTTTAATCACATAGGTATATGATCTACTATGGATCATCTCCATAAAAGACCAAGCCTCCATACATGCCTCTAACTCAGGTAGAGAACAGTAAGGTAAGAAAGCCATACCAGGAGCACGACCTTGTACACTATCGAGCATGATCTGGTATTTAAGATTGCTCGTATAGATGTGCTTTTGTTCTGGACGTAATGTTTGATAATCTCCACGATCTTTCTGCAACGATACTTCTTCTGGTCTCCAAAAATATCCTAATTGAGACTTTGTTAGATTTTCAAACTGAGGATACTTAAAATTATCATATCTCTGAACTCCTAAAGGTTTACCAAAAAACATAGGTTGTTTCTTAGTATTGACCTCTTCAGTATTGAAGACAGTCATTCCTTTAACTTCTGCCATTGACTTACTTTCTGTTGATTTTCTAAATTGCACAGGATTCACACTCTTCTTGGTTTTCTAATTCTGATATTAAAGTATCTAATCTTGTTGACCCCTGAATACCTACTTCATTTGTGTTAGGAACTGATAGGTCAATCTCATCAGTTTTAACATCATAAGTATTCTGATAATAAGAAGTTTTCCAACCGTACTTATATGTAGTTAAAAGATCTTGTGCCATAACAGTTGTAGGAACTTCATTATCAGGGAAGTGTTCTGGGTTGTATGACCAGTTACCAGAGATTGCCTGATCAAAGAATTTCTGCATTACAGCAACGATATTGATATAACCAGTATTGTTTGGCATATCCCAAAGAAGAGTATAGTTATTCTTCAGAGTATTGTAAGAAGGAACTATCTGTTTGAGTGGTCCTTTCTTTGATTTCTTAATAGAAAGATATCCTCTAGGTGGTTCAATACCATTAGTGGCATTACATACAACAGAAGATGACTCTGAAGGCATCTGAGCAG